CACCTGGTAGAACGGGTACGGGAACTTATCAACGCTGATAAATTGCGAGAATTTGAGATAACAGCCAGCTTGGACTGTTGGGGCGCACCACAGGAGTATGTACGCTATCCGTTAGATCTTCAAGTGTGGCAGGAAAATTTTGAATACCTATTAGAGCAAGACTTTATTAATCTAATTATAAGTTCCACAGTGACCCCACTGACTATAAAAACTCTGCCAGATTTACTGGCACGGATACAAATCTGGGGACAGCGCAGAAAAATATACCACTATCAAAATTCAGTTAACTCGCCATCTTACTTGGAAATTGATGTGTTTGGGAATATATTCCGCAGTGATTTCCAACAAGCACTGGAGTTGAAACCTGTTGTGACTCCCGAAGAAATTTCCAGTCGTGACTATCTACTAGGTATAGCAAAACAATCAGTCAGTGGTGCCCCTAGAATTTCTGAAATACAAAAACTCTATGATTTTCTAACAGAAATAGATCGCAGAAGAAACACCAACTGGTTTGATGTTTTTCCATGGCTGCAATCAGAATTTGATAAGCACAATATAAAATAAATACATGATGCATACAACAATACGTCAAGATCTTGAACTACTCGAAGCCAGCACACGCCCGGCCAAGCTGGAAACTACTCCGTTGCCCTACAGCGAAAAAGAGTTGGAACCTGTGATGAGCAGGGCCACTATTGACTATCATTTTGAGCATTTGGCCAAAGGCTATGCCAAACGCTACAACGCAGGAGAAGGCAATGCGGATTTTAATCGTGCTGGCAGTTTTTTACACAACAAGTTTTTCCCTCAGCTTCGGGCTCCCAAAGGCGCCAACCGGCCACGAGGTGCAGTACTTGCGCTGATAGAAGAAAAATTTACAACCTGGGAAGATTTCAAAGAAGAATTCAAACAAGCCGCAATGAAGATCCAGGGTTCAGGTTGGGTGTATTTGAGCACCGGCGGTGATATTAAGACCATTGCCAACCATGCTGTTCGCACAGATATATGCGTACTTATTGATTGGTGGGAACATGCCTGGGCCTTGGATTACCAAGCAGACAAAGAACGATATCTTGACAACATTTGGAAAATTATCGATTGGGACGTTTGTAACGAACGCCTATAATATAGGACTATTATGACTTTAGACGACAGTGCAGTTACAAAATTACGAGACCTTCTTGCCGAAGAAAACAACCCAGCAGTGATGCTACGGGTTTTTGTTCAAGGTGGTGGCTGTAGCGGAATGAGCTACGGATTTACCTTTGACGAAGAAAAGAACGAAGATGATTTTGACTTTGTGTATGATGAAGTCAAGGTTGTAGTGGACAGCATGAGCTTGCAATATCTACAAGGTGCCAAAATTCGATACAGCGAAGGTGTCATGGGTAGCAGTTTTGTGATAGATAACCCCAACGCAGAAACAACCTGCGGCTGCGGCAGTAGTTTTAGTCCAGCATGAGTCGGACCACAACTGTGTTCAATTCCGGTAAATACTGGAATACAAGGACACAGTTAAATGCCTACTGGAAATACCCAACAACAAATAAATTATGGAGCCACTGCCAATGATGGGCAGGGTGATCCCTTACGCACAGCATTCATCAAAACCGATGACAATTTTGATAACATTTGGTTGGCTGGACCTGCAGGATCCAATGTAAGAATAACCAACAACACCATTGGGGTAATTGACACAAATGGTAATTTGATACTGAGCCCCAACGGCGTTGGGGTAATTCAAACCAACAATAATGTTGTTCCTAGAGCAAATCGAACGTACGATCTAGGCTCGGCTAATTTACAGTACCGAACTGTATATGCAAACTCGGCAGCACTTCAAACATTATCAGTATCTGGCAATTTAACAGTTAGTGGCAATATCATTAACACTGGCAACATTGTCACAGATACCCTGACTATACAGTTAGCAAATACCACAACTACTGCCAATGCTGCCAACGGTGCTGGTATCACAGTTGGTGCCAGTGATAACATTGCCACAATATTATACAATTCTGCCAGCAATGTATGGACCACAAACATTGGATTAAGTGCAACTGGTAACATAACATCACCTTATTTCTTTGGCAATGGAAGTCAACTAACTGGTATTGTATCAAGTTATGGCAATGCCAACGTGGTGGCCAACTTGGCCGCATTGGGTACTAACCCAATTTCAACTACAGGCAATGTCAGTGCTGGTAATGTATTGACCAGCGCCCAGGTCATTGCAACTGGCGTGGTACAATCTGGCACAGGACTCAGCACCGGCGGGTACCTGAGTGTAAACGGTACCACTGACTTGCACAATACCACAGTAACAGGCAACATTAGTGCATCTGGCAACATAACTGCTGGTAATGTAGCTATCACAGGTGGTAGCCTAACTTGGGCCAATTCCGGTATTGTACAAACTAGCTCTGTAGATCTGAGCATAACTGGTGATGGTCAAGTTACTGTTCGATCCTTGGACGGAACATATCAATGGACATTTGAACCCAATGGAGTACTAACTGCACCAGGCAACATAGGAACCACAGGCAATATCACCGGCGGCTATATTTTTGGTAACGGCAGCCAACTGACTGGATTACCAGCCACATATGGCAATGCCAATGTTGTGGCCAACTTGGCTGCACTTGGATCAAATCCAATCAGTTCGACTGGTAATATTACAACAACCGCCAATGTTTCGGGCAATTATATCTTAGGTAATGGATCACAACTAACTGGTATAGCCTCAAGTTATGGCAATGCCAATGTGGCCAACTACTTGCCTACATTCTCGGGAAACATTTCAGCAGGCAATATCACAACCACAGGCAACATCTCCGGCGCTTATGTTAAAGGCAATGGTAGTGAATTGACCAACCTACCAGCCCCCACAGTCACACAAGATATCACCTCCAACGGTGCTATGAGTATAATGACTTATGATGGCGTCATAAAGTATGTAAACTATGCCACAGTTGAACCTGTCTCTGGCAACATTGCTGGTGGCAATATCAGTGCTATTGGTAATGTTGCAGGCAACTTTTTCCTTGGCAACGGCAGTCAACTCACTGGAATTTCAACTGCCAACACAGGTAATGTCACATTTAATGATGTCAATGTCATTGGTGATGGTAACCTAAATCTACAACCAAACAGTGCCAGTAATGAATATTTAGATATCTACTTGACCGGTGCCGCGGACATACATGTGGCAGCCGGTGGCAGCGGCGGCAATTTGATTTTGGGCACAGATGAAGAAGCCAATGTTGCTGTTTTACAGGGAGGCAACGTGGCCATACAGGCCGGTAATGTTGGTGGAACCAAGACCTGGAACTTTGACACCGCTGGCAACTTGACCTTGCCATTGAATAGTGTTGTTTATGAAACCAACATTCCGGACGGCGGACTTAGTGGTAGTGCCATTGCTTTAAAACCAACAGGTGGAACCAATGCTGATCAAGAGTTGTTGATTTATCCCACAGTCAATGATGCCAATCACTTGCACTTGACCACGGGCAACTTATACAACACAGAGTTATTCTTAGGCGATGACAACCTTTACGTCAAGTTAGCAAATACAGGCAATATTGTTGTCAACAGCAACAATGGTTCGGGCAACACAGCACAGTGGACATTTGGCACAGATGGTAATTTAATATTAGCAGGCGGAGATAGCGTAATTCAAAGTATTGCTAACAGTTCTTTGGATCCAAATATTTCAAATGTCAGCACAATGGTCTTTACACCGGATCAAAATTATACCTCACAAGCATTAGTTATTGACCCAACTGGTCCAAGTCATATTCACTTACGAGCACCAGGTGCAAATATTGACGAACCAGATGCTAATATATTCTTAGGTGGTGAAGATTCAAGTTTTGAAGTAGGTTATTATAACGGTAGTGCTCCTAATGTGTACATTCACAGTGGTGGTAACACTTGGACATTTGGAACTGACGGAACTACAACGTTCCCTGCAGGTAACATAACTTCTAATACATCATTACAATTCACTACAACATT